GTCAGTTCGAATCTGACTACCTCCATTTATCTTGAAACTTCTTCCCAATCTAAAGATCCGAAAGCATGAGTTGTCGCTGTACCACAGCTGATAGCTAAAGATATTTCATAACCGCTTCCAATAAAACTATTTTTTTCTAATTGAAATCTAAAAAGATCCTCTTTCGTTAATTCAATCGAAGACTTTGATTGAGTGGTAGAAGTTATAAATCCCTGAGCGAGTGTTCTTCCTCCACTGATAGCAGTGCCGCTGATATTATATTCCACAGAACTGTCAGCTCCAGCGCTTACCCAAGTTCCTCCAGAAGTAGTTGGGCCTCCCAATATGCGCCAATTGTAATTGCCATTGTCCACTGGAATTAAAGATGCAGCGCTAAGCACTGAAATAGATTCCAAACGATTAGATTTTAATCTTAGACTAACAAGTGGGTAATAAACACCTTGTGTGTCTAAATCTTTTCGTGCCAAAATAGCAGTTCCAATTCCTTGTTGGAAACCTCTCATTTCGTATCCACCTTCAGATATCACACTAGAACAGATTTGTTTTAATGTGCTTACTCCAGAAGTTGCGCCAATATTTTCGATTTCGTATCTTAATGGCAAAGATGCTGTTGTGATGTATGTAGCTCCGATGTTATTTGCGTGGTGAAAAGTATGGCAAACAATGTATTTGCCGTCGATAATAAATCCTACTCGCACAGATCCGACTCCCAGCCATTCAATGTCCATCCAAAAAATTTGAGCTTTAGCAACGTCTAAAGTCAAACGGGAAGGTCCAGTTCCATCCAGCTTGTCTCCATTCCAATCGGTCTGATTGATTATGAATTCTTCGCCAACAACACCATTTGTTGAGGTTCGTTTTACAAAACTGGCAACAGTTCCATTGGCACCTCCAAGCTGGAAGTAAATTCCGTTGCTTGTTCCAAAATAACCGACTCTTTGCCTTAGATTGTTTTTGGCTGGACTCATTGCAAAAGTATTTAATACTAATAATGATTTACCTGGTTGGTACGAAAAATTTCTTATTGTTTCTCTTTTAACAAAAGAGCCAGATGCATTTGTAATCATTAAATCAATCAACCCTTGTCCAGAGTTAAAAACTCCAGAACCATTTACTCCCGTAGACATTGCCCAAAGAGCATTATCAGAGTATCTGTGAGTAGAATCAAACAGAGTCATTGGCTCAGAAATTCTCATGCGACCGAAAGCATCAAAAGAAGTTGATCCAGCAGTATTAGCAAAACTCAAATCTTCTTGCTCTAGAGGTCTGTAATTATCATTTACTCTATCGTAAATAAATGGAATTTGTCCCGCTGTGTGAGATAATTGAGAAAGATTATTGAAGGTGTAATACTGAGCCATAATAATTATTACACTTTGTTTGTCTTAGAGAGTTGTTTGCGGTGTGTTTTTTAAATTGTTTAAAAGAGCGAGTGATGGAATTGGTATACATATTGGCCTTAGAAGCCAAGTTTTGAGGGTTCGAGTCCCTCTTCGCTCACTTTTTTTGTTGACTTCTTTGGTAGTGCTGGTATAATGAAGGAGTAATGGCCATGTGGTGAAATTGGTATCCACAGCAGATTTAAAATCTGCCGCCCTCGGGCTTGTCGGTTCGAGTCCGACCATGGCTACTTTTTAAAACAGGGATGTAGCAGAACGGTTAATGCGGGCCTCTCATAAAGGTTAGATAGTGGGTTCAACTCCCACCGTCCCTATCTCATAAAATATGCTCCATTAGCTCAGTTGGTTAGAGCGCGTTTTTTATAAAGGCGGGGTCACTGGTTCAAGCCCAGTATGGAGTACTAAATTTAATCTAAAAAAAATGAATCGTAAAAATTCGAAACAAACAAAAAACAAAGTAAAGCGCAAGGGTGTTCATGCAAAAAGCAAAACCTCTCGCTTGAAAAATTCTAAGAATTATAAGAAGTCTTATCGAGGTCAAGGTTAATATGAAAATCCTAGCAAATACTTTGGTTGAAGTTGATGTATCAGAAGACGAACAGCGGAAAATTGCAGTAGCTTATCTTTTTAATATCTACGATTGGAAAGATGGTTATCACATTTGTGAAGAAAAAGTTTATCAAGCTGTGACTGTGCATCATCATGATGCATGGATCGATGATGTGTTCATTCGATATGCAACAGACAATGACTATGTTGTAGCGAGTCTTCTGCTGAAAATTAAAAAAAGTAAACAATATGAAACAATCGCCCTCCCAAAAACTCAAGAAAGCAGTTGAAGGATGCAGCAAAGAGTTTACCGATTTCTTTGATTGGTCTTTGGAGTATTTGATCGAGCATAATAAGTCTATTAAAATAGTGAATGCTCGCCATGTAAATATGGGAACATCCCAAAAATGTTCTGGGTGGTGCGATGGTTCAGAAATTGTTATTGCTCGCAAAAATCCTTTGTTTCAACAGGTTTACGTTCATGAATTTTCGCACATGAATCAAATGGTCGAGCAATCTCCTGTTTGGGGCGATGATTCTGATTTTTGGGATCTTCTATATACTAAAGGGTTCAGTATTCCTGATTACCAAAAAGTAATGGAGGTTATTGCTTTAGAAAGAGATTGCGAGAAAAGAGCTATTGCTCATTCTAAAAAGTGGAAACTATTTGATAATGAAGCTTACGCAAAACAAGCAAATACTTACCTTCATTACTATCAGTATATCTTTCTGACAAAAAAGTGGGTTAATTCGACTTCTATTTATCATCCAATGATTTTAGATGTTATGTCCGCGAAAATCAAAGACATTGGTTCGTTTTATGAAATCAATATGGATTTAATGAATCTGTTTCATCAATGCCTAGAACCAAAGGGTAAATATTATAAAAAAGGCTTTAGTTCTTGAATGTCTGGGTGATATAGTGTAATATCTATTATGCCTATTCCAAAAGTTAAAAGCAAAGAGAAAAGAAGCGATTATGTTGGTCGCTGTGTATCAGAAATTTCCAGTGAATATGAAAACAACAAACAAGCTGTCGCTATTTGCTACAACTCTTTCAAAGAAGCAAAGGCTTCTGCCGAAGGTGTAGTGGAACTTGGCGAAGATGAAATGTTGATTTTAAAAGATTAATTTTAAACGGGTCTGTACTGGTTTCGACTTGATTAGTAGTTCATTAACTAGCATGTAGGAGTTGATCGGATGGCTCCTTAAAAATCCGATCAAAAAAAACAAACGGCAACAATAAAATTGTCAGCTTCCGCAAGCCAGTTTTCAGCCGCAAGGCTGTAGCTCTCGCTGCCTAAGCAAAACGCTCAGAGATACGCTCGCTCTACTCTGAGTTCAAAACGAGCAAAAAAACAGTTTCAGTCCTGTCTGATTGAATGGTGGAGGATGCAAGGAACTACCAAGAACCGAGCGTCCCTAAGAATGATTCTCTTTGATGAATCAATATAAGCATGTTTGAAGGTTAGTGACAATTAGTTGAGGAAATGGGTTCGATTCCCATCAGATCCACTATTTATTTCCCGTCAGGTCCATTTTAGTGTAAATTTCTATATGAAAATAGTTATATTAAAATGCGAGAACTGCGGGATAGAATTTGAAAGATCGGCTGCTGAAGCCAAAAGGTGTTCAAAAAAGGGTTTTTCTATAGCGTGCAGTCGAAGCTGTGGTAGATCCATAAGTAATAAAAAATTTCCTTATAAGGGTCCATGCGATCATTTGCGTAATTATACCCGCCTTGATCAATATAGTCCTTTTCGTTATTATATAAAAAAAGCAAAAGAAAGAGCTTTGCAGTATGGTCAACATAATTTAACTCTTGAGTTTTTGAAAGATTTATGGGAGAGTCAAAATCAAATTTGCCCATATACTGGAAAAAAAATGCATTTACCCGCATCATCTTTAGGTCATGACAAATTAGCAAACCCAAATAAAGCATCTTTAGATCGTATTGATTCTTCTAAGGGTTATATACAGGGTAATGTAGAATTCGTTTGTTTAGCTGTAAACTACGCTAAAAATAGGTTCAGCAGAGAAGATATTCTTGAATTTTTTAAAATAAATAAGTAATATATTTCGGAAGGTTGTCAGAGCGGTTTATTGAGACACTTTGCTAAAGTGTTGGGGTTTAATAGCCTCCAAGGGTTCGAATCCCTTACCTTCCTTTTTTTTATTTTTATCTATATTTTTGTGTAAAAGAAAGTATGCCTAGACTTTTACAATCAGAAGTACACTCTGAATACTCTGCAAATCCAGATGTGTGGAGTGCGTACAGAGTGGATATTAAGTCTATGTTTGACGCCTCCACTATAAAAGAGGATTTTAATGATCATTTAATCCGAGAGTATAATAGAAAAATTGAAAGATTGAATCAATCTTCTAGTTTGTATATTACTCCATTCGACGGCGGATTTAGATTTATTGGAAGCGGCATCTCCTCTCCAAAAATATGAACTTTTCAGAAAAACAAACTTTAGTAAAGAGAATCCAAAAAGCTTTGGGTATTGGTCAAGATGGTATCGATGGTCCTAGCACATGGAATGCTATAATTAAAAAAATCATTCCCCAATCCAATTCTGCAAAACCAGATAGCTCTCCTAGTAAGCTATCTGGAAAACTTGTTGCCTTAGCCAAGAAAGAAATCGGCGTTGAAGAAGTAAATGGTTCTAATTGCGGACCTAGAGTAAATGAATACAAATCCGCCACATGGTTAGATTCTACTAAATCTTGGCCGTGGTGCGCAGCATTTATTTGTTGGTTGTTTAAAGAGGCGATGAAAGATGGTGATTACACATTTGAGCGTCCCAAAACAGCAGGAGCATATGATTTTGAAAACTGGGCAAGAGATCAGGATTCTTCTGTTTTGTTAAAGAAACCTCATAATGGTGATGTTCAAGCTGGCGATATTGTAATCTTTACGTTTTCTCATATTGGCATCGCTACCAGCGGTCGAGATGATAATGGATATGTTTCCACAATCGAGGGAAATACCGATGGATCGGGCAGCAGGGAAGGTGGCGCTGTTCTAGCGAAAAAAAGACAAGTTTCTCAAATTAGAAGCCTCATTCGTCTAGCAATATAGTGTAAAACTTTGCATGAACGATGAATTGGTATCTAAATTATTTATAGGCGCTGGCGCTCCATTAACAGGATTAGCGGTAAGTCATGCCACTTTAAATCTTTGGCTGCAAACTTCAAGTTTAACCATTGGTTTAATTGTCGGCTTATTAACACTTTTTAGTTTCTTTAAAAAAAATAAAAAAACAAAAAAGCCTGATACTTTAAACTCTCAAAAACAATTTGAAGAATTAAAAAAGAAAGATAAGCTAGAAAAAGACTCAATTTAAGTGTAAATAATTATATGGATACTATTATTCAAACCTTACTATCAAATCCTTGGTTCAACGTTGTTACCGCAATTGTTGCATTAGCTTCGGCTATCGCAGCTGCGACTCCAACTCCAAAAGAAGGATCTATCGTTGCAAAAGCCTATAAAGTCGTTGACTTTTTAGCGATGAATATCGGCAAGGCTAAGCAAAAATAATACTTGACAAACAAGTTTATCTCTATATACTGGGTTGTGATGAAAAGAAACGTCACGACCCAGTATTTTTTGTACACAATTATCAATGGTGCAAAGTTTCCTTATTTTTCTAGTCCTGATAAGAAAGGTGTTCAAAAGTTCTACGAAGAATATTGTGAAAGTTTTCCTGAATCTCAATTCGAGATTCTTCGACAAACTACAATCGTTGAATCTGAAGTGATTGCTACTTCTGATGATCCTCGTCAGTTTAAATTTAATTTTTAAATCAAAATCGTAAAAAAGTTTTGACAAAAGATCGAATCTAGCTAGACTAAGGACATATGAAGACAATTGCAATCTCTTCCCCGCTGATTGTCGGGGGCGGTATGGAAGGTTCCGTCATGGGTATGGATGCCGCTGGCATGAATACTGCAACCTATTTCATGCGCGACAAAATCTATAGCAACAAAATTCAAGCAGTCGTTCGCGAGTATGCTTGCAATGCTATTGATGAACACGCAAAGCACGATATTGATCGAGAAGTTGAAGTTGGATTGCGCAGCGAACAAAACAAAACTATCTTTTTTGTTCGTGATTTTGGCAAAGGATTGAGCGAATCTGATGTACGAAATGTATTCGGAATGTATTTCCGAAGCACGAAATCGACGACCAACAATTCTATTGGCGGCTTCGGCGTTGGCTCCAAAGCGGGTCACTGTTACTGTGATACATTTTTTGTTGCTTCTTATTTCCAAGGTATCAAAACTACATACGCTTGTATGCTTGGAGGCGGCGATACTGGAGTGCCAGTGGGTCATATTTATAAGATCGATGAAAGTCCAACAAATGAATCTGGCGTTGAAATCTCTTTGCCTGTGCAGAGTCTCGATGAGA